AACCAGCAGCCGAAACTCCATATGCTGAGTTGCCAAGAGAGCAACAAGTAGAACGAGCTATGGAATCTGGTGGACAAGCTTACGAAAACCTAGTTAATCGTTACATGACGTCTGATCCATATCAAATACAGCAACGCTATGAGCCAGGATTTACGCAAGAAATGGACCGAGCTAGGCAGAACGTCTTAAGCCAATTTGAAAGACGTAATCAGGAAGAGTTTGCAAGACAAAATCTAGCTACCCAGCAAAGCATAGTAGAGCGTGGCCTAGACCCTAATTCAGAAGCGGCGCAGGCTTTAATGCGAGCTAATACGCAGCGACAGGATTTAGCTAGACAAGAAGCTCAAAGTGCTGCTGAACAAGCTGCCTATAGTGTACAGCAGCAAGGTTTTGGCCAAGCGTATCAAAGTGGAATGATGCCATACGAGCAATTCCAGGCTATCAATGCACCATTTATGGCTGGTGTTGGAGCGCAGTATACTCAAGAAGAAGCGCAGCGACAAAGGGCGTTCGAAGCACAACAAGCCGAGCGGACAAGGCAAGCGCAATTGCAAGCAGCTCGCATTGGTCGAAGTGGTGGAGGTGGTAATGCAGCTCCTGATCCTTTTGCTGCATTTAACCAACATGTTGCTGCACAAATAATGCAGAATCAGGGACCATCAGCACCAAGACCAAATGTTGGTGCTAGCGTAGTGCAAGGAATTACTACTGGAGCTACGGCAGGTCTTACGCAAAATTTGAGGAGATAAAATGGCTGATACGTTATTTGAGTCATTATCTGGATTAAACTTTACTCCTGCTGAAAATCCTTATGGCATTGCTGCCACGTCTATAGGCCAGGTTGCACCACAGCTTATAACGCCATATACGAGCACAGGACGAGCGGTAGGTATTGGGCTAGGGTCTATCCTACTTCAATCGTTATTAGGCTACCAGGCGCGTTCTCAGGCCGCACAAGACACATTACAGGCTAATACCCTAGCCAACCAGATGATGAGCATGACTACGCCACAAGCTAGGACGGAGTTTATCGGTGGTGTTGAAGATCCAATGTATCAAAGTAGGTTGTCTACTTTGGCTACTGCACTTAATCAGCAAGAGGTAGCTAGAAAAGCTAAAGCTGCTGATACATTACTAGGGCTAGAAACTGCTGCTAATTTTGAACTTGGACCTAAAGGCACGGAGCTATATCAACGTGAAATCGATAAACAAGCAACAATACAGAAGGCCGTTACAGATAGAGTTTTAGAGTCAGAGCGATTAAAACAAGGCAATAAACTAGACGAGGAAGCGCAACGATTAAGGCGAGAGTTTAATACTCGTCCCGAAGTTAAAGGATATAGCAAGCTTCGCGATGCCGCAGCAGTCATTCAATTAGCGGAGCAAGACCCAAGCGCAGTATCTTCAATGGAATTGGCAAAAAGAGCTGTGCATTTGATAGAGCCAGGATTAGCGGCATTGCAAGGCGAAGTGAGTGCAATTGAAAACAGCGCGTCAATTCCAGGCGGCTTAAAAGCTAAGTTAAAACGAGCGCTTTTGGGCGAGGGCGGTCTTGATGAGGGAGTGCGAAAAGGTATCATTGATATGGGGAGGCGTGCATATCAAGTTGCTTCACAAACATACGAAGAAACACGTAAGTTTTATGAAGATGAAGCCACTACCGCGGGAATCGATCCAAAGCGCATTAGTTCATTTGGCATAGCAAAGCCATTTGAAATGTTAAATCAACCTATGCAGTTAGAGCAGCCAGATATTGATAAGCGCAAAGCAGAGTTGCGGCAACTAATTGAACAGCGCAAACAGGCGGTAATAGAAAAACAAAGACAAGCAGCAGGTGGCGTGGGAAGATAATGGACCCAGAATTACAAGCACTAGAAGCAGAACTAGCATCTCTCGATGCGCAATTAGCTGCCACACAAACTGTGGCACCACAAGCTTCTGGGATCGATCCAGCTACTGCAAATCTTGCTGCTGCAACTACTCTTGGTGGTGGTGCGCTTAATATTGGCGACCTGCTTACGTTTGGATTAATGTCAAAAGGCATTGCAGCAGGAAGTGCCGTAGCTACTGATATTAAGAATATGCTTACTGGCCAGGAAGCACAGAATACTTATGCTGATGAGCTAGCAAAGATACAGATGATGAAAGACATTTCATCGAAAGCTGTAGAAAGCGCAGGGCTTGGTGAATTGAATACCGCGCTTGAATTTATGGCGCCAACGCCAAGCGGTAAAGCTAAAACGTTTTTTAGCATTATGCCAGCAGTTAAAGAGGCAGGGTTAGGGTTAGCTTCATATTTTGGCAGTGAGGCGGCACAAGCATACGCACCAGAAAGTGAATATGCTGGATTAGTTGGTGCACTAGCTGCCCCTGCTGGCGTTAAAGCTGCAAGCGCAACAACTAAAGGCGCCGCTAGAGCAATATCCCCTTCTTTACAAGTTCTACTGGGAAATGAAGATGCGCTCAGAGCAGCAGCGCAAAAGGAGGTGATTCAGTCTTTATCGCCTGGAGCGGTAGAAAAACTTGCAACTATGCAGCAAATGCCTGCGCTACTAGAAGGCACTGGTGGCGCTCCATTAACATTAGCTGAGGCTCTACAAGAACCGTCAATAGCTAAGTATCAACTTGGTATTGGTCGCACTGCTGGCGGAGGGGATGCACTAGCAACAGCACAGCAATTGAGGCAAACAGAGATTGCGGCTGGAATGGAAAGATTAGGAACCGTTCCAGAAGTAGGGCAATTATCAACTGCACTACAAGAGGCAGCGGCGGAGTCTATTAAATCAAAAGACGAGCAAGCTGCTGCGATATTAGAGAAGCTGGGGATTTCTCCGGAATTGCGAGCACAAACCACAACGGAGCGGGGCGCTAGTTTGCTAGCCGGATTGAGCGAACAAAAGAAGGAAGCAAAACCATTAGTTGATAAAGCATATAAAGCTTTGCCTAAAAAGCGTGAGGTTGATGCTGCATACGCCCTGACACAGGCAGAACGAGACTTTAGAAGTTTCGATTCGCTTGAAGTTGATACGCTATCTTCAACAGGCAAAAAAGTTATTAACAACGTTACAGACCTTTTGAATACAAGGGATGGTAGAATAACGATTGGCAAGCTGCAGGCGCTGCGCTCTACAGCTGGCGCAGCCATAAAAGAAGCGAGCGGTAAAAACCCACGTGAAGTAGCCTTAATGCGAACGCTAAGAGAGGATTTAGACCTTATTGGCGTTGAACAGATTCTTACTAAAAAAGCTGATGCTCCAAAAACAGCCATTGAAAAACTGAAAGAAGCAACTGCCCTACGAAGAGAGTTTGGTGAGAAATTCGAACAAGGCGCTACGGGACAGTTGCTCAAGATAAGGCGACTGGAGCCGGTAGTAAAAGCAAGCCAAGCAATCAACCTTGCATTGCGAACTCCTGAAAATGTTACGGAAATTATAAGCAAGTTTGGCAAGAACTCTGATTCTGCTGTTGTGCTTAGAGCGGAGCTTTTAAGCCGCCTTGAAAAGCATAGCAAGCCAACCAAATACATTGATGACAACAAGGAGTTGTTTAAACGCGCATTTGAAGATGATTTTGCTCAAGTATCAAATTACGCCAACAAAAAAACTAGCAGTGCGGCATTAGAGGAGTTTGCAGACATTACAGATGCTGCAATCCCTAGGCGTGTATACGCTAATGAGCAGGCAGCGGAGGCGTTTGCTAAGCAGTTTGCAGACACTCCAATTTTAGATTATGCGCGTGGCAAGTTTCTCAAAGAGCAGTTGCTTCGTGGCAATGCGCTTGCGAACTTAGGGCAAAATAGAAGCATAGCAAGTAAGCTATTTGGCGACAGCTTCCCATCCGTTGAAGCAATAATAAAAGACTCTGAGATTTTAAAATCTCCAGGGGTATTGGAAAAGCTTGCTGTTGGCAACAACTCAATTACGGCTGTAGCACAAACTGCCCTTGGTGCAATTAGAAGTGGGCGTGTTGCAATCAACATGCTAAGAACTGGAAAGCTTACCGGCCCTGCTGTTGGCGCTGTTACTGGTGTTTTAGGCGGCGGGCCAACGGGCGCAGTTGCTGGAACATTGCTTGGCACGTCGGCCGCAGTATGGGCAGAGCGCGTTGCCAATGCAAGGGAATTACAACTTGATAAGTTTGCTGCTGAGTTGCTGGCTAATCCTAAGCTTATTAAACTTGCAGCGGCGCCACCTACAGCATCCAATATTGATAAGCTGCTCCAACTTGGCGAGCGCATGGGATACATAAGCGCTCGTGCTGTGCGAGGGGAGATGGCATCGCCTGATGTGACAACAGAAGCACAGAGTAGCGATCCAGAACTTGCAGCACTAGAGGCAGAGCTAGCTTCATTAGAGGGAATGATGAAAGAAGCCCCGCAAAAGCAGGAAACTGTGAAGGTAGGGAAGCAAAACATAAGCATCCCTACAGGCGAGGAGTATGCACCTCCATCGCTAGTTAAAGCTGTGATTCAGGTTGAGTCTGTTGGCAACCCTAATGCAGTAAGCCCTAAGGGAGCTACTGGCTTGATGCAGCTTATGCCAGGTACTGCAAAGGATTTAGGGGTTGCAGATAGGTTTGACCCTAAACAGAATGTAGAGGGTGGTAGCCGTTACTTGCAGCAGATGATTAGCAAGTACGGCGAAACTGATATTGCACTAGCGGCGTACAACTGGGGACCACTTAACATTGATAAAGCTATTAGTAAGCTAAAAGCAGAAGGCAAGCGTGTAACTTGGGCCAACATTAAAGAAATAGTAAAGGTGCCTGAAGAAACTCGGTTGTACGTAAATAAAGTATTAAACAAAGTTACAGAAGCATAGGAGGTATTATGGCTTGGGCAGCAGGAACCTACACTAAAGGAAATAACGCTACTGGTGGTTGGGCTGGTGATGCAGCGCTTAGTATCGGCATAGAAGCTGGTCGCCATGACACTCAGGACAACGATTTTGCTACTGGAATTAACCAGTGTCTTAACAAAGACGGCAGTAATGCATGTACTGGTAACATTAACCTTGGTGGGTTTTTACCTGCTAACATAGGTGCTGGTACTGCTGCTGCACCTGCTATTTGTGCTGGCAATGATATTGATACTGGCATTTTTTCGCCTGCTGCTAATCAGATTGGCATAGCTTCTAATGGAGCAGAAAGAGTTCGCGTTGACGCAAGTGGTCGGGTTGGGGTTGGGACTACTTCTCCCGCGTATACACTAACTTCTCAGGCTGATGCTTCTGTTGCAATATCCATTGAGTCTCGTGGTAGGGCATCTGATAACACTTCTGCCATTTTGTTTACTCAAAACGACACAACTCAGTTAGGAAGAATTCAAACGTCAGCAAGCTCATTAGATATTCAAAAAACGGGCAACAATCCAATTTTGTTAACTACTAACAGCCTTGAGCGAGTAAGAATTAATGGCAATGGTTATGTTGGGATCGGGACAAACAATCCTCAAGAAATACTGCATGTTGAGGGGCCTATTTTAATTGGAAGGCAAAATGCCAGCGAAGGAGGAGAAATTCGCCTTGCCAGGGCTAGCGATAATGCGGTGCATTGGATTCTTGATACTTACGGGTCTGGTTCTACTCCTCCATTCCGAATAATTAACTCTAGTAGCGTCGGAGTTGAGGTAGCTTCTGGAGCAACGTCTTGGACTGCCTACTCAGACATTCGGCATAAAAAGAATATTCAGCCGTTGTCTTACGGGCTAGATGAGGTTCTTGAAATTAGTCCTATTAGATTTGATTACGATTTTGAAGAATCAAACGATTCAAAGAGAATTGGTTTTTCTGCCCAAGAGGTTCAGGCAATTGTTCCAGAGGCGGTATTTGCCTCTGAAGATGGCAAGTTAAGCTTATCGGCAACAGAGCTTATTCCAATGCTGATTAACGCTATCAAAGAGCTTAATACAAAAGTTGAGGCTTTGGAGGCGCAGCTTGCAGGATAGTGATGCGGCAACTTCGGTTAGTGAGAGTATCAGAATGTAATGGGGCAACTTGCGGCGTTCTTGTCATAGACGACGCGCCAGAATTTGTCACGCTTGAGGACGCCTGGCGTGATAACGAAAGGTTAGTAAGTTGTATTCCTGTTGGCAGGTATAAAATAAAGCCACGGATTAGCCCTAAGTTTGGCAATACTTGGCAAGTCATAGACGTACCTCAGCGAAACCATATCTTATTTCATGCTGGCAATACGCACCGTGATACTAACGGGTGTATACTGTTAGGTATGCAATTTGGTGATATAGGTGAAGATCAAGCCATACTAGCTAGCAGGTCTGCGTTTAACAACTTTATGCGGCTAATGAACGGAGTAGGTGAAGCAGAACTATTGATTATTGATGCCTATGGTGGTGGGAGGGTGCACTAATGACAGAACATGATTTGATTTCTGTTAAGTATTGGGTGGACCTAACGGTTAAAGCGCTTATAGGCATTGTAGTTACCTTAGTCGGCATGGATTACAGGTCAGTTAAAAACAGCTTGCGTGAGTTAGAGCAGAAAAAGTACGAGTTATTTGTTCAAGCTCAAGTGATTCACGTTGAGTTGTTAGCTATTAAAGATAGAGTTGAGCGGATCGATAATAAGCTTGATAGGGTTAAATGATATGAAAAAGATGGAAGGACTGTATATGCCAATTATACTTTCGATTGTACGACATTTGCTAACGCTTGCTGCTGGTGGGTTGCTTACTGCTGGTATTAGTGAGAATGATGCTACTACGTTTATCAAAGCTGCTGAACCTGTAATTGGCGGTGCCATACTGTATGGTACTGCTCAGGTTTGGTCATTAGTTGATAAGAAAAAGCGTTAAGAACTAATTCTATATCGTTTAGCTCTGTTAAACGATTTTGGTCCTGCTGCTTTTAAATGTTTAACTCTTGTTCGTATTGCTTCGCAAGCATCTGGATAATCAAACACGTTTTGACAAATATAGATTAAGTTGCAAGGCTGAGGGCGTTTAGAAAAGAAAAACAATTCTAATGCCCCTAGTTCTAGTTTTGTCATGCGGCAACATGGATCTATGTAATCTATGATTGCTCGTTCTATGACTGCTAACCATAGGATATGTTCTGGCGTGGCTACGTCATGGTCTAGGTAATCTTCAACCTGCAATGTCATTTCACGATCTCTAGCCAATCTTCTAAGTATAGTGTTACTAGCCAGGGCCTATTGTTTTTCCGGTGAATAACTACTGGAGTTTTATCCCCGCAATCTCTTGTTGCTTGGTCTATAGCTTTATCCACATTAAGATTCTGCACTCGTTTAACTTCGATGTGGTATGACGTTAATTCGGTGCAAACTACGTCTGAGTCACCTGCCTTGCCACAGAATTGTTGTGTTCGTCTAGCGGTAAAGCCGTGTTCTTTTAGCTTGTTTGCTAGCTCTCGCTCCCCTGCTGCACCTTTAGCGCGTGAATTTACCATAGTTAAAACCTCTCATTAGCGAGCTTTTGAAACTCATGCGCAAACGCTGCTTCTCTTGGTGGACTAGCAGCAAAGCGTTTGATGACATCTCGGTATAGATCGTGAGGTGTACGGCATACTATTAGCTCAGAATCCTTACCACCATGCATACTAACCAAGAACTTACGACGGCGGTAGTACTTTTCGTGTAGCTCGTCTGATACTGCTGATACGATGTGATCACGAAAGGGCTGTCTGACATGCTTTATAGCGGCCCAGAATCGCCGTAAAGCCTGCCTATCATCAAACTCATGGTTTAGGTTAGACGGGTGAAACTCAACGAATACGCCGTGTATTAGAAAGTCACAGGTCTTATTGTGGCCGATAGGCACTTGAAAAGTAGCCCCCATCTTTAGCTCGTAGTCGCCAATATAGCGTTCTAGTAGCATGCCTGCTGCATATTCTGCGTGACTAGCAAAGGTAATAGGTCTGTCGGGAATACTTGGTAAAGTCCGACGGTCACGCATAGCCCTATTGTCGGGCTGAAAGCTATCTACTGCAAGTTAAGATTAAATGTTACTCAACGGTAAAGATGTCTGTTTGTCGTTTAAGACCTGTTGGAAATTGCAGCTCATGATTTGTAAAACTTTTCTCTTTAAATACGACAAGGTTAGTTGGCTGGATAGTCAGTCTGCCATTGTATAGCTGGATAAAGCAGAACTCCTTTGCCTGTTCAGGAGCAGCAGAAAATCCATCACCGACGGGCGCTGCGGTAAACAGATACTGCCCTTCGTGCTGTCCTGGTCTAAGCTGTGTTTGAACCTTACATTCTAACCCTGCTAAGTAGCGATATTCTAAGCAGGTAAAATCTTCGCCGTAACAATCCCACGTCTGAGCTTCTTCTGGTTCCCAGGGTGTTTGCGGTGCATCATCAAATGCCAAGCTATGCGCTGGTAAGTTTCGGTATATTGCGCCTGACTCTAGCATGACTGTACATCCCCACATTCTTCCGGGGTAGGAAACTAGCCCAAACCAAACCGCAGGAATGAAGCCTGTAGGCTCTTGGTGTGTATATCTGCTGTCAACGTAACAATAGAGGTGCCGAGGTAGTTCGCCGACCAGGGTGTTTTTCACTTCTCCTCCTTTGGCGGCTTAGGTCTCTTATTCATGCGTCATCCCCTCCATCATCTTCAGCAATTGTTTCACTTGAGCATCCCAAGCAGCATACCTAGCAGCAGCCCTAGCAGCATTCCTAGCAGCATCACAAGCAGCAGCCCCAGCAGCAGCCCAAGCAGCATCACAAGCAGCATCCCAAGCAACATCACCAGCAGCAGCACAAGCAGCATCCCTAGCAGCAGCATCCCAAGCAGCAGCCCAAGCAGCAGCTAGTTCTATTTTTGTTGCTTCTCCATGTGCGAACTTTTCCGCTACTACTAACGCGGCTCTGCTACACTCATCGGTCATTAAATGCTCAACTTGCCTAGCACACCACACCGCAAAAAGCCTTAGCGTCTTTGAGTCAATTAGCTTATCTCTGCAAACTACCCATAACTTATGTTCGGACGGAATTGCGTTGTGCTTCAAAATATCAGTTACCGTTCCGCTCCAGTCTTCAGACAAATAACGAGAGGGATCGTAGCATGGTACCCAACTGCGAATGTCGGCAATGGTGAACCGCTCTTCAGGTGTCTTGGTCATCGAAACGATCCCCCTCTAAAAGCAGGGCTTACAATGCCCATCTCCTTACCATCAACAACTAACTTGCAGGTTGGCTTGTTGTGTATACGTATCGCTTTTTCAGCAAGTTTGTAACCAAAGTCAGGCCAGTAGTACCTAAACCTACCATCGTTAAACGGTGCTGCTGCACTTGCCAATGCTACAACTTGGCCATTATCTGCTACTAATTCAACACGGCGTGCTTTAGGCGGCATGATAAGTACCGGCTTATATGCTCGTGGTTCTGGTGGTGTACTATGTCTATCGGCATGAGATTTCCACAAATAGTTACGAGGTAGTTTTACGCTGCCTGCTGAATTGTGAAGATAAATCATTGAGTCGATCAGGTCTGAGGTTGGCCAAGCCTTTCGCTCAGGTCGGGGGGTTTTATCGTTGGTGTTTAGCCTGCCATTCATTGCAGGGTGCCACCAGAAGTATACGTCTGACCTAGCATGTAGCGCTTTGCTTGCTTCTACATCTCCATCGACACAAGATGTACCATCCCAACTGTAATTATAGTTGCCAGCCAAAGGCTTGTGCGTGCCGTGAGTTTCGTTTTTATAGCGTCGTGATACTGCACCTTTCCACGGTGTATTTACGATGATACAGCTAGGGGCTTCCTGTTTTACGATATCTAAGTATTTGTCTGGATTACTTACGTTGTGCTCACAAAACGGCGAAATCTCCATTACAACAGAATTATACTTCCGTTTAAGCAGTTCGTATTTGCGTGCTAATTGCCTTATTGTGGGAATATCTGCGTCGCCAAAGAGATGAGCATCACTCCATAGTAAATGCACTCTAAAATGTGGACACCTGCCAGTACCAAGTAGTCGATCTACTGCGGAGAGAGCATTACCAAACGTGTTAGCAAAACACCCAGCTGCCCAACCTTCTGGATGCTCTCTCACTGCAAGGTCTGTATATTTGGGTAATCCTAGATAATCAATTCCGTATAGCATTTAGCGTCCCCTGTTACATTGTCGAATTGTTGTTAATGTTGCTTGTGAAATTGGTAGCCAGTTATTCCAAAGATTAACGTATTGTAGTGCGGCGCCATGCATGATCGTTGCTGGCAAGCTATTATCATGGTCTGCACCGAGCGAATGACCTATTTCGTGCGCTGCTGCTATGACTGAATGACGGTAGCGTGGTTCTCCTAACGCGCTAACGATCGTTGCATTACTAGTACTAACTTTATGCCCACTAATGCAGCTTTGATACGCTTGGCCTGCTAACCACAGTGAGTTATCGTGTTGAATTGGCGGTAGTATTGCGTGATGTATCCACCGCGGGCGATAATTTTTACCCACGAAATACTCCTCATCCCACCACCAATGTGTGTTGTCTATGCCGTGCCCTGTTAATCTATCCCTAGATTTTTTAGGATTAGCAATGCAGCGGAAACGACGTAAATTCAATTTAATATTTTCCCGTGCGTAAATCGCTTGCACGTCTCGTATCAATTGCCGCCCTTGCTGACATGTCAGTGAGTATGGCCCTTTAGCTAGTACAACTGACAAATTAGTTGGCCGAGCATAACAGGGGGGGATGGTAGCAGCAGTTAAAAACCAGCTCGCAAAACTCAGCATCATGCGTCGCATAAATGTCACCTGGTAAAACCTAGCCGCTACCCATCCCACATTAAAACGGTATATCATCAACGTCTGCATCTGCTAATTCGTACTTAAATTTTGCTGGCGGTGTAGTAGCAGGTTGACCACTAGTGACACGTTCAGCGTTGTAATTTACTCGCTCTGATTCACTGTTAATTGCTTCTTGCAACAATACCACAAGCTTTTCTAAATCAGACTTATAAAGATATTTCGAATCTTTCCATTCTTCTGTATTTTTGTCTTTGTAGCGCTTGCTAATTTGATAAGTATAACCTCCGTTGTTAGCAGGCCACATTGTTATCTGTACTCCGCCATCTTTATACGTTTTGACTGGTTTCATATCGGTCCTTTATTTGTTTAGTCACTGTTGTTAAAACATCGTCTATTTGTACAACGCCTTTTGGTAGTGTTGGACCGCAATCATGCTGCCTTGCCCAAGCAGCGGCTCGCAAAAACATCTGTCCTATTGCTTCTAGCTCATCTGGGAAAATGGTTTGAGTAGCTTTATATTGCCCGGATCTTTTGTCTTTATAGCTTTTTTGAAACGTAAAAGTGATACGTTCGGGCTGTTGCCAAACCACTAATTGTGATGTGTGTGCCTTGAATGCTCCAATCCTTGTTGCCACGCTGTTCTACCTCCTGTAGTATTGAAGGAAGCTAATTCAATTAGCCTCCTTAGTTAGTCCCCTGATTCATTGTCCGATGAGTCAGGGGTTTTTTCGTTTAGTACATCAATCGCCCACAACAATCCGTCTAACTGTCCACGCTCAAAATCGGATAGTTTTTCGGTCGATGCGAACGAATTAACAATAGCCAAAAGATCATTTATTTTGCTTTCGATATTCATTGAGTATCTCTGCTAGTAAATCCATCACATGCATTTGCCTCTCGCTCGAACGCTTTTTCAAATATGCCAATAGCTCCTTTTGGTAGTACGTTGTGTAGCGTTGCCACCCCGCTCTGACCCACTTTTCTTGTTCTTTTTCCCATAGCTTTTTCATTGATTAACGCCTTTGCTCTATTCTGCAACCATAATCGTTTTGTCTTGATCTGCATCGGTGTAATCCTCCGTGATACACTGTGTTAATTTTTCTAGCCGTATCGGTGCTCTGTATACGTCGTTTATGATATGTTTTGCTTCGCAATCCCTAAGATAAGCAGCCGCTTTTTCTTTTGCTTTCCCTTCCAGTTTTGAAATGTCGTAAAAAGTCGGGATTCGCCTAGTAGCCAGCTTTTCAGGCGCTTTAACGGGCTCTATTCCCTCTATAAAAACACCTTCTTTTGCGTAGCCCATCAGTTCGCCTGTTTTTGTACTAACAACAGGTTCCATGCCTAACGCAGCTTGAGGGATCGGCTGTGCAAAACTTGCTGGCATTTCTTCAGCAGTATAAAGACCGCCTAGCTCCTGAATGAACGCTTCTCTTATCGCCAAACTTTTTGCACACTTCGAAAGCATTATACTGGGCATCTGAGCCCATACAGGGGTTTTTTTGCCGTACTCAGCCATATAAGCTGTGGCGATGCTTGGGAAGCGCCTATCCTTGCGGTAGACCTTAACCGTTGCAGCAATTAAATTGCCTTTGTCGTCGCGCTCAAATTCGACTTCCATGCCATCAAATTGAGGGTGACTATTGGCTATCTTTAGGAAGCCGTTGATGCCGGTCATTAGCTGTAATCTGCCACCGGCTTTAATAGCCCAAATTTCCTTCGTAGCCGGGTTTAGTCCTGTAGCCCTGCACATCTCAGCAAACAGCATGAACTCAGGCTCAGTAAGCCCTGGCGCTACTGTATTGCGGAGAGCTGTAAGCATCTCCATATTGTTTGTTGTTGTTAATTGATTATTCATGATCGTAAATCTCCGGTGTTGCGTTATAGATTGCCTCGTCTAATGCGTCGTAGAGCGATTCCGAATCCTGTCTTACTGCGTCGATTAGCTCGGCCCACGTTCTAATTAGCGTGTCGCCTGTGTCTGCTACGTCAAGTATGACTCTACCGTCGCCGCTATGACTTGTTCGCACGTAAAAAGTGACGCCTCTATGCTCGACTTTGTAGACTGGTAAATCTATTTCTAGTATTTGCATGATTTTGTTCCTTAGTTAGTTAATAACTGCAGACTGTATACATTACTACTGTGTACGTGTCTACAGTTTAATACAGTTTTGACAGAGATATTACTTTTGCAGCGTATCGCTGTCCTTCAGCGCATTTAACCTTACCGCAGTTGTAGACGGTTAAAGCTTTGTGTAGATCGCCGTGCTGATCTAGCTCTTCGCGTAGTATTTGCGCTCCACATCTTACGTTATAGGTTGCGTCCCACAATTTACCCGCATCCGGCAAACCGCACCTAGCCGCGTTAAACGGCATAATTTGAGCCACACCACGCGCCCCTACTGATGACACTGCTTTAGGATTAAAAGCGCTCTCCACGCGCACTAAAGCCCTTAGAACGGCACGCCTTAGCCCGTAGGCATCGGCGGCCCTATCTATCTCAGCCTCTAGTACAGTCCTAGTTGGCTCGACTGGTCGCCTAGCTACCCTACTCCCGTGGTAGACCACGGTTTCGGGGACTGAGACGTACCAGGCAAGCGCAACCAGGCAAGCTACGATCCAACCTTGCGTCATTTATGCTTTACCGGCGCTGTAATAGCTGCTGGGTCTTCGCCAAGCACATAGATTTTAAACCCTATAGTGCAGGTCACAAAGCCGACAAAAAACGCAACGTGAAGCAACGTAACGATGATTCCAGTTGGGGTAAACAATAGTTGTTTGATGTTATCGATCATGGCTTAGCTCCCTTGAATGTCGGTAGACTGACAATTCGACCACAGGTAACACTTCAAGGGCACGTTATGTGTTTTCTGTGATTCCTGGCGCTCATCGACGCGAGTTATCCACAGCTTACCCCCAGCCTCAATGCCTGTACAACCAGTGCAGCAAAGCAATAGAATTGCAAGTATTTTCTTCATTTTTATCTCCTTAGTTAGCTTACCGTTACTGGTGAAGCATCGTGGACTTGTCATCAAGCCCACTGTGCTTTACCAACCTAGATCCAGCCCGCGCATGGGTTGTCCTAGCCCGTCATTAGGTACTACACGCTGTACAGTCTCAGAGCCCGTTACGTCTTGGTCGTAAATACTGCGCTGAGGTCGAGTAGTAGTCACGATGCTATACCCGGTACCCCATGGTCCGTTATCTTGCGGTACGGGTAATACGGGCTGGATCGGCAATCCAGGGGATGCTGTTACATTGCTGTCTCGATAAAACGTACCCCTAGCGATAGCCCAATCGAGATCGGTTAATTCTGTCTGTGCGAATGCTACGCACGGCACAATAGCTAATGTTGCAAGTATCAATTTCATAACGCTCCTTATAAGCACTGTTTACAGCATCAATCCTACACAATACGATGTGCTGTGTACAGCATTAGTTTCGGATATTATAAAAATTTCTTGAGGGAATTTTGCCAGAAAGCTATAACTGGCTGAAACAATAAAAAAACGCCCCATACCGGTCAAAGTAATAGGGCGTTTTAAATGGAAATACTATGGCTAAAATACCTCAAGAAACCTCTTTTTTCAACACAAAGAAGCATTTAGTAAGAACACTAGGCCCATACGAAGCCATCCTTCTTGCTTACGTTGCAGAATGGGAAGCAAAGAATCTCCCTTGTTTTGCGTCACGAAAACATATTTCAGAAGAAACCGGATTTTCTGAAAAGACTATTCAAAACCTAATCAAGAAACTAGCCGATGCAGGTTATTTGACCGTTTCACATAATGGTCGAAAAAGGGTTATTTCACTTACCAGCAAAGGGGGTACGAAATACTCCCAGAGGGGGCATAATATACCCCCTGAGGGGGTAAGAAATACTCAGATGAGGGGGTACGACGTACTCACTACTAATAAAGAGATTACTAATAAAGATATTACTAAGAATGAATTACTAAGTGATCATGTAAATTTAAATGCTGTTCAAGATGAGGATGCTATGAAAAAAGAAGATGAAGAAAAGCATGAAGCACGATTAGCGCAACTGAGAGCGGAGTCTGAGGGTTGGGAGGATAAGGGTACCCATTGGGAAAAATGGGATGCTGAGACTCGAACAATTTTGCGGAAAAACAAATCAATATACCAAGAAAGGCGTTGGAGCCATGACGATATACCTGAGTAAGCCCGCTAAACGGCCTAGCAGCCCCAAGGTTGAAAGATAATGCTGCGGGGTAGGGTTACCCCTAGGCTACGAAGGATAATGCAACCTAGGGGCTTGTAGAGGGTTATTCGTAAACAACTATTTGAGGCGTAGAGTCATTTTTGCAGGCCTTAATGTGCTTCCGTTCTGTTCTGTTTATCGGCAAATAGTACCTCACGCAAAGATCGTTATTCTCATTTACTGCTACTTTACCAATTCGATACTCTCCGTCTTCGTCCATAACTACCGTTGGAGCAGATACGACACCAACAGGAAAACTTTTTAGTTTCTTGCTCATATATCCTACCTCGTTACTAATATTCCTTCTGTTATTACTCAGATAATAGTGCAAGTAATTCATTGTCAGTGTAATCAAACGTAACCGTATAACCGTGACGCTTTGCCGCCATTACTGCAGAGGTCGCACTATCAAACGTAACGTAGTCAGACGTAGTACTACCGTGTACGTCACCGTTACTAATGTGAGCCCAATGCCAAGTTTCGCTATCCTGACTCTGACGCACTAGAACCGTTCTATCCTCTGCGTCACAATGCTCTGCGTGTCTAATGTTGTTGCTCATATATCCTCCGTTGATTAGTTAGCTTTAATCTCTACAGCGTCACCGATATATCTAAGCCCGTCAGCAGAGCCGAACGCAGGTGAGTAGGTCCAGGCATAATCGTTGGAGCCATAACGCTCGTTCGCTACAATCTCACAATCGTCGTTACTGCTACCCGTGATAGTTGCAACGTGCTCGTTAGTCTCAATGCTGTAAATGTAAAGTGTGCTCATATATTCTCCGTTAATTGGGGTTATTTAACTAATCGGCGAATAGAGGGTGTGTCGCACAACTGTACGAGTTCAACAAATTCACTGCGAGTCAAAAGAATCTCGTCAGTATAGACTGCAACAAGATTGCGCAAACTTGGAAAATATTCTGGAATGCTGTTTATGTCGAAATTTTCACAAACACACGTATCGACATAATCTGCTATTTGTTCAAGTGTATCAAATTGTTTCATATATTCCTTTCGTTAGTGTGATTACTATGTATCACTGTATACAGTCTATCGTATGAGATGCACACTGTCTACAGTAATTTTCGGTATTTGGTTAAAAATCTTTAGGGGGTTTTTATGCCACGTGATATCAGGTAGTTAGGAATATTGCTTGCAGGGTAATAAGGTAAACAGTTACTCTTATCAATATGCTTGAGGGATTAAGATATTCAGTGGACAGTAAAGCAGAGCGATTAAAGTCTATTTACTCGCAGAAGCTTAGGGCTAGGTTTAAGCACACTATTGGCAGACCTAAGGGCAACATCTACTACGAGCTTAGACGTAGGCTAGGGCTCACACAGACAGAAGCAGGAGCGCTCGTAGGTATTACACAAAAGGCGTGGCAATATCGTGAGCGTGGCAAGGTCATGTACTATCCTTTGGAGATAGCTATGTTGCATGAGCTGAGCGGTATGAGCAGTGACGACTTCCTAAGATTACTCAATGATATTGCGTAGTTACCCTGCCTCGGTTAGTTCACGAGAACCAGAAAACTACTTACCTATATGACTTTCCTAAATGATTCCAAGGGGTTACAAGCTGGAGAGCCTATTAGAGAATTCCAATTCCAAAAAAAATTTGAAAACGGCGAGGTACCGGTTACATATATACCCAACCACTCATATAAAAATCCCTAATGTTATCTCAAACCTTGTTTTACGTAGCTGAGGCTAAAAAATGGAAGATGAAAGCGATTTAAAACAGGTCGAAGTTATTCAAGACTTGGCTAAAATATCGGAGTCTAAAATAGCGATTGAGGTGGAGCCTCCTGTGCTTAGGGTAGTACCTCAGACTAGGGATCATCAGAAAGATGAGCAGTTAGGGTTACAAATACGGGATTTAGCTAGGCATGGCTTGTCTAAGAGTTCTACAGCGTTAACTGCTAGGGTTAGTGTTTACATCTTAGAGAAGTATTACCTAGAAGAGTTTTTAGAGGGTCAAGCTGAGATGCAAAAAGGTTTAGCTGCTGTAGCTATATCTGAGGCTATGAATGGCAATACGCCAATTTTGCTTCATCTGTTAAAGACTAAGCTAGGTTGGAGTGAGCAGCATCAGATTGAGATTAGCGGGGAGGTAAGGAGCGTTGTCAGTGCCAAGCCGTTATCCAAGGAAGAGTTTATCCAAAAGTACCTTACCGACGACGATAGCACCAATTAGCTATTATCGTTGCCCTAGCTGTTTTTGTGTTAGTTTAGTTATCACGAGTCGTAAATGGATAAATTGTGGTGGGCACAGGTGTAATGCTTGGTTTAAGTTACAAACTTACCGTGTTAGTCGATTGGAGTATGAAACAGTATGGGCATTGAGCACAGTTTTAAAGAATCAGATGAACAAGTAATGCGTTGTCCTGCTTGTGAACACCTATCTACGGTAAAGGTTAGCGATGAGTTTCCTTATGTGAGTCATTTTGCTGGTGATATGGGGGTTTATTTTGTTTGCCAGAATCCTAAGTGTAATGTGGAGCGGATTTATAATCCTGAAACGGTAATGGTAAGTGGACGATAGGTTTGCTGAACATAGGGCTGATGAGCATGTTGTATGGGCACCACAAGCTGGCCCACAAGAGGCTTTAATTGCCTGCCCTATAACACTAGTGGGTTATGGTGGTGCTAGAGGTGGCGGTAAGACTGACGGGGTACTAGGTAAGTTTGCTATTAAGCAAGAGCAATTAGGGGCTGATTTTAATGCTATCTTTTTTCGTAAAGAACTTCCTCAAGCTGATGACCTTATTGAGCGCGCCAAGCAGATTTACCTACCCCTTAAAGCGCATTGGCAGGACCAGAAAAAGCAGTTTACCTTCGTGTCGGGTGGTCGCTTACGTTTTAGACCTTTAGCGAATGACGCTGACGCTGAAAAGTACCAAGGCCAGAACCTCTCAGATTGCGCTATAGAAGAAGCTGGTAACTATGCCGACCCAAGCTGTATCTGGAAGCTATTTGGAGCACTGCGAGGCAAGGGAGGCGGTCAAATCATCCTTACATTCAACCCCGGTGGTATAGGGCACAGTTGGCTAAAGGAATTGTTTATCAAGCCAGCACCAAAAGGCATGAAAGTGCTTGCTAAAGACCTGCCTAACGGCGCTAGTTTTGACTACATCTACATTCCAAGTAGGGTGCATGATAACCAGATATTGTTAGCTCGTGACCCTGAATACATTAATCGCTTGCACATGGTTGGTAGTCCAGAGCTGGTGCGGGCTTGGCTAGAAGGAGACTTTGAAATCCATGAGGGTAGTTACTTTCCTGAGTTTAGCTCTAAACATATCATTGCTGCTTTTAACGTCCCTCAACACTGGCCTCGTTATTTGGGCTATGACTGGGGTTATCGTAGCCCTTTTGCTGCTATCTGGGGTGCTGTTAGTTCTGGACGTGATGATAGAGGTAACGAAGTACCATATCCAAAAGGAGCTATTATCATCTATCGCGAAATGTGGGGAAAAGGAGTTGATAACGTCGAGCAGGCTAACAGAATTGCATCAGTTTCCGTGGGAGAAAATGCAGTAGCTGTTGCTGACCCTAGTATCTTCAATCATGAGGGTGGCCCAAGTATAAACGACCAATTTACAACAGTCTTTAGTAAGTACAAGCAAATGGGCTTTAGAGCTGCTGATAATGATCGTATCTCTGGGTGGTCCCAAATTAGACAAAGGCTAGTCGCTAAACCTCCGTTACTTTACATATTTGCTACTTGCCCGTACTTGCTAGAAACTTTACCATCTATGTCAATAGACAAACGAAGACCAGAAGATTTGGACACAAGCGGTAATGATCATGCTTGTGACGCTTTACGATACCTCTGCAAAGCACGTTTAATTGATTCTCAATGGGAGCAACCAGCAGAAGTATTCAACAAAGGCTTGGTTAAATTACAAAGTTATATTGCAAAAGTACGAGCTAGAAACT